TTACTTAGTTTGCATGGCGGGTTCATCAAATCCGGGGATATTGTTGGCCGCGTCGATTGCTCGCTGGCGCAGCTGCACAGCAGCAGGATCAAACTGGCACTTAGTATGATTCGGGTCGTTGACATATTTCACCACATCACGATAAACGGTACGGTAAATTACCTTGGCTTCAGCGTTCGCCGTCGCCGCCTTTTGTTCGCCAGTAGCTACCGCCTTTTCCTGCTTCTTTTCCCGCGTCTTCGCCTGGCTGTTTACGTGCTCAGTATGCGCGTACCAGCCTTTCAGATACCCCGCATAGAAAATGCCGGCGGCCATCGCCAGCGATACCCCCGCAATAAGCAATTTCGCTTTGCTATTCATTCGTACAGCCCCCAGCACGTCAGCGCACTTTCCTGATCCCGGCGGTCAACCTGACCGTAACAGCCGTTGGCCTGCCCTTTCGTCAACCGGCAATCCCGGCCGCCGTCGAATATCCAGCGCCGGATCTCCGCGCATGCCCCTTTGTGGTCGCCGGCATTCAGCTTGCGATAAAACGTGGAGGGAAAGCATTTCCCCGGCCCGATGTTGTAGGGGCAAAAGCTGGCAATGCCGACTTTCTGCGCCTCAGTTAGTGGAACATGAACATTCTTTTGTACCCACGCCAGCGCTTTATCACGCTCGATAGCGTTGTAATGGTCACACTGGCGTTGCGTTAACTTCATCCCCTTCACTACCTGGCGGCCATCGATGCGCGTGACCCCCCGGCAAATTGACCATACACCGCCGGGGTCGATAACCGCCGTCAAAGTGTTCCCTTCCCTTTCGCCAATAAACTGGTCGAATAACACCGGTGCTGACGCACCGGCGGCCAGGAGTGCCAGCATGGCGGCGCTGAGCTTAGCTTTGTTGCTCATAGTCGCGTGCCTTCCGCCGGTCTTCTTTGATTTTGAAATAAAGGTTGGTTAGGTAGGTCAGCAGCCCTAAAACGATACTGGCGAGAACTCCGATCGCCGCCCACTGGCTGGGGCTGACTTTATCGAGGAGCTGGAGCAGCCAGTAACCGCCGCTGCCGATTGACGTGACGTAGGAGGCCCCCGCCGCTACGTCTGAAAGGTTGTTCATTCGCATGCCTTACCCCCGCGGGGTTCACTGTGTAGTGATGCGAGAGTAAGGCGTTAATCAGGTCGGAATCCCGACTATCAGCTAAAGCGCCCGGCGTTCATCGCATAATCCGCCGTGATAATGTCCGCCGGGTCGATATCAGAATCGGTGAGATCATCGATCGCGAACCGATATACCGTGCAGCGTACTGATTTCTCAGAGGCTCCCTTGTTATTGAATTGCCTGATTGGTATTGAGGCCGGTCGAGTGCCGAAAGCCGCTGGGGTAATATCACCGATATAGACGCCGTTTGCGTACGTCCTCAGTTGCATATAGGTATCGTCGATTTTGGTCGCCAGCCACGCCAGTTGAACTACTGCACCCGACTTAGCAATATTGGTAAACGTAGCGCCAGCATCTGCCCCTACACCGAAACCACCTACAACCATATTATTAATAGTCCCGTCCGCCTTGTTGTTAGCCCCGAGGTACGTTAACGCCTGATTTGATGCATACGAGCCGCCGATAACAACCACCTGGTTATTATACAAAACAGTGGTATCACCCACGTCTGACGTAGGGAATTTTACCCATAACCTTGCGAGTTGTTTCGTACAGCCAGCCGGAATAATAAATGATTCTGGGAGTGTTATTTTGCTGCCGTTATGCTCGTTGACCTGAATACCGCCACCATCGTAGAGCATAGCGAGATTTGGATAGGCATAATCGTCGATATAGCAGAGGTTTTTAATATGGTCATTTTCCTGATAGCCGGCGGTTTTTCCGGCCCCTGACCAGTTGTCACCAAAGTCGAGTAAACCGATAGTAGAATCGAAAATCCCAGGATCACGATACAGAATATCACCGGACGGGAGTTCCAGATTTTTGCGTATTTCGTAAGGACCTTTAGTTGCCATTATAACCAACCTTTTTTAATCAGAAATTGATAAACAAATTGCGCGTTAACGTCTGCGCCGATATACAGAGCATTAGCCTGTAGCGTCTGGCTCGGGTGTAGCGAATCCTGCCGTAATGATGTGGGGGTAATGCCATTGGCAATATCCGTTACATCCTGCGCGTAAGCGGGGTTGTAGTGGGCATTAAAATTAGCGAGCAGGTCTACGCCATCTATTTCGCAGTAATTATCCGGAGCCAGTTTTTTATATTCACTGTTGAGATATAAAATCCCGCCGTTTCCGTACGTACCTTTTACCTCCGACGCCATCTGAAACTCAGGTAATAAAACAAAGCGTTTATTATGTGCTGTCAGATGTTCAATAATCGCTTTCGCATCACTCAGTACTTGACCATACTGAGTGGCATTATTCCTCCCTAACCAGAGAAGGTTAATCGCGTCCCCATGATCGTCATACCGTACACCTGACTCCACGGTATTTGTTGAGTCAATGGTGTACGGATAATAGATAAATGGCGCAGGTGATGAGACGCCGACAGCGGCGCCAGCAACATCGCGGGTAAACGTCAGCGTTGTTCCGTCCCACGCGAGAGAGCCGTCAACCCCGGCAATATTACCTTTCACAACCTCATTCAGAGAGGCATTACCAACAACCTGCAAAACACCCGGGTCAGCAGGAGTTAATACTACAGAACCAGACGCAGGAATGCTGCCACCCACCGGCGTATACGAAACAGTGTAGGATCCCTCGCGCAGCGCAACAGTCCGCGACAGCCCGCCAGAACGACCAAAATTGTAGGTCGGCAGACCGGTTAAATCAGACAGCGTGCGAAGGAATCGCGGGTTAGCCATGAATGAATGACCGAAACCAACAATCGCCCGTCGCCCGAAATATGCAGCTGGTTTATAGGGGCTGTATGCGCTAAACCATTTATTGCCGATGACAGTATCGTCACGATTCGAATCGAACGTGAATATTTCAGGTGCATTTTGCACGTTAGAATTATCCGTGTTCGAATCGATTAACTCGCGGTCAGACGTGGTTTTATTGACGCGATATAATTTTCCGGCGTCCGCATAAACCTCGTATGAATCACAGGCTGAAGGCTCGGGATTAATTAAACGGCCGGCAATAACGACATGACCGTCGTAATCGGTGAACTGCATAATGCGCAGGTTTTTATCGACAATAAGCTCATCGTAGGGCGAACGCGCGTATTCTTCAGGGTTGAGATAGTCCAGAGGGGCGCGGACACCGTTAATACTCACCTCTCCTGTATCAAGAGTACCGGCAGTCAACCCGTATTTCACTGCGAGATTTTTTAAATTCAACATGTCGCCACGCCAGTACAAAAGCCAGCGATAGTTTTTATCAAGGATTGCTGAGTCAGCGGGTGAGCGCGTATATTCGGCGCCTGATGCGAAGCTAAACACAAGACCGCCGAGCGATAGCTCTTCGGCATTCATCTTGCCAATATTCGCAATTTTAACATTTAGTGCATTGATGATATTCAGGTTTTTCAGTGTTAATAAATCACCTCGCCACAATGCCAGCCAGCGATAATTTTTATCGACAATTGCGGAATCAACACCGGTACGTTCGTACGCTGAGTTATCACCGTATTCCGCAGCGCGTGCCAGGTTTTCCAGTGGGGCGAAAAGCATACCGTTCATTTCTACAGCGACAAGAACAGCAACACCCGAGACCATTTGATAGTATTTAAACGAGTAAGTGCCGTCAGGTCCGCCTGGTACCCGGAAATACCCACCGTCTGCCGTGACCGCGGCACCCGCTTCCTCACTCGGGAATGTGTTTTCCGTATCAGCTATGGCCTCAGCCTGATCGCGGGCGACCTCTGCCGCCTGCTGCGCAGTCTGCGCGGCGCTGGCTGAGTGCTGTGCGCTCTCCTTAGCATCTATCGCAATGGTGATCGCGTTATCCACATCCCCAAATTTCTCGGCGACCTCTACTGTCTCGTCACGCGCCTGCTTTGCCTCTTCAGCTGCCTGTTTCGCCTCCGAAGTTGGCACAGAATACTGAAGGTCTACCCAGCCCTTTGTCGCGGCGTCCTGTTTCCCGGTAGGGTCTTGCAGGTTAACGATTTTGAGACCGCCGGCGTTATATGGTCCCCCGAGCAAAGGACGCTTGAGCGAAAGACTATCGCTAAGAAACGCCTGCTGCATAGCTAACCAGAGGCGGTCGAAATCGGCGTTGATAGTCTCCGCCAGCAGATCGCCGTTATCCTGATAATCGGTATCGCGCTTAATGACTAATTTACGTAGCAACATGACCACTGAACCGTTTGCCGGTGGCGTCATAAATACCACCTGCCCCCCGCCAGTTTGCCCTGCTCCCTGTACGGTATAGCCGCTGGTTTGCGGGGTTCCGTTGATTGAAACCTCGATATCGCCAGCATTCATTATCATAAACTGGTAGGCAAATACCGTCGTCAGCCCGTTGGCTGTATAGATGTTATAAGGTGTCTGGTTTGGTACCGACATAGTGAGGAACCCCGGCGGCTAGTAATCTACGGCGACAGAAAAATCGCCATCATTAGGTTGCCAATGTTCCCGCGCCTGCGCGGTCGGAATCCCGACTAATTTACCTATACGCACAGGCGTAGCGCTGATCGCACCGGATCCCGAATCGATATAATCATCAGGCTGATTGGTCAGCGCCGGGTTGAAATCGCGCATCTGGTCGTACATCGGGCCGTCGAGCACATCGGAATGCGCCCACAGGAACCGGGACGACAGCGGCGCTTCGAATGCATCGAGGATACGTTTTTGTTTATTGGTGACGCTGAATTCTTCCCGTACGCCGCAGCCGGTACCCTTCAGTGCCTGAATAAGCAATTTCCCTGCAAAACTGCCGGGGCCGTTTACCTCTACGCACACCAACGGGATCTGGTACTTCAGCACCAGCTCTTTAATCTGCATCACCTGCCCACCGGTGATTTTGTCGTTGTCGTCAAACTCCGCCAGCTCACCAGTTAAGCCCTGGCAAACATGCCAGTAAAGATGCCCGCGGGCGTCGGTGAAAATAAGGGAGAACGCCGAAGCATCCGCCTTAACTTTGCCGGTGGCCACATCCCACCAGGCGACAGCGCCGACGATTTGCGTCTGGCCCAGCCACATCGAGCAGGAACGGTTCGCATAGCGAATTTCAGGCTGGACGTTGTACTCGCGGATACGTTCAGGATCGAGGCGAACATCACCCACCGGCTTGCTATGCAACTGGTACTGGCTATCCCATTCGTTGACGGTGCGACACTCTTTACGTCGCAGCAGTAATTCATCATGGTCGAAACGGCCTGGCCACGCGCAGCCGGCATAAAAATCCACGACAGTTTCAGGCGGCGCCGCGAACTCTACACCGTCTTCCGTCAATCGATAATCAGTACCCTCGATCAATAACCGGGCGGCCTTGTGGATCCCCACGAAAACATATTCCGGGCGGAATGGTATCCGGTATCGTTTTTTGGTTGCCTTCTTCGCTTCGACGCGGTGCTCTTTATCGAATAGCTTTATCGTTAGGCAATCGGCGCCCTCTGCTTCTTTCTCGTCGTAAAGGCTATCGTGGGTATGCGGCGTACCGATAAACAATTTTCGGCCTCCGGGTATCAAAATATGCGTCTGCTCGCTTAGGCGATAGCGCAGTTTTTCGCGAGCCTCCGGAGTCTGGATATTGCCGGGCACCTCCACGTCATCATTCTGGCACTCGTTGGCACGGGCGCCGGTAACGTTCGACAGAATGCCTTTTGCGAACATGCTGGCGTTACGCATATCCAGCGCGCCGTTTACCCACCATTGCTCGATGGTACCGATGCCGTCCGGCAACATACCTTTCGTCAGTGGGTGATTACGCAGAACGTTTTGCGTATCGCGGCTGGTCTTTCTGGCGGTTGTATCGGATTCCGACTGATGCAGAATACGGTACTGGCGATCGCAGTAATACCGCCAGGCGTTATAAACGCCCAGGATAGTTGATTTACCAAAGCCACGAAAACAGCGAAGCACCGCGAGGTTTCCGCGATGCTCCAGCCAGTGGCAGGCACGATAGTGGCAGTCTGGAACATCCCAGTTCATCCGTTCCGCCCACATCAAAAAGAAGGCCAGGAACGAAATCATTTTTTGCCTTTGTGCTGTATCCTCTCGATGACTTCCAGCGCTTTACGCTCAGCAGCTGCTACCTGCTGACCTAACTGGAACGCTTCATCGTCCGGATCTTCTCCGCCGGTCTTCGGCATGCCTCCGCGAGTATGCATACCAATAAGTGAATGGACTTTTACCAACAAGGTTAGCGATGCGGCCGCATTCTTCTTATGCCAGTACCGATCGCCGCGTTCCTGTTTGGTATGCTTTGTGATTTCCTTCCCTGCCCCCGGCCAGTTGTCCGGATCGGCTTCTTCCAGAACTACATCGGTGAGCTTATCGCTAAGAGCAGTAAGGCGAGTTTTGTAATCTGAATGCATAAAAAAGCCCCGTGGTTATCCATAGGGCTATGATGTATTCTTTCAAAGGTCGGAATCCTGACTATCACAAGGAACATTAGAATGAAAAAACTCATCCCATTATTGCTAATTTTTCCCTTTATTGCCTCTGCCTCCACAGATTTAATTGAGGATTCAGGATATATCGTCCCAATATCAGGCCCAGGAATACAAATTACTAACCCGTACACTGACTATAAGGTCATTAGCGGTATCGATAACGGTAAAAAAATTGTACTAAATGTGTCAGTATTAAACCTACGTTCCTACAAAGAGAATGCCGACCTAAGCGAATCTAATAAAAATTATGCGGAAGGAAGTAAAACTGTATTCAGTTACGGCGATAACGTTTACACAAAGGATTTTATAAAATTCTCCTCGGAAGCAGCTATAAATTCGACAAAAGAAGACCTAAAAAAATTATATTGTACACCTGATGGTATTTACCCTATGTCATCACAGGAGAGACTATTCTACGAAGCACGGAAAGAACATAAGACAATAATGCTCAATTACTACAGTGATTCAGGAAAAACCCTCATATTTGGGTTTGGGATTTCTCCAGAATCATGTAAATCGAAATAGCTATCGCATACCGGGGTCTACCTGGTTAATCAGCGGCGCAATCCAGAACAGATTATTACCTGGTAACAGCGTACGCACGCTATGCAGCACTCGGTCGCCGGCGTCGCCATTGAGCACGCCTGCGGTTACATCGGTAACGGTATCCAGCAGGCCAAAGGTTGGCCCCAGAGCAGAACCGATAAAGCCACGGCTGGCGTAACGGGACTGCGTACCGGTGCCGAGCAATGGCCCAAGCCCTATCATCCCACCAGTTGCCTTTTCCGCCATGTTGTTATACTCCATCAGCGGGCCGAGGATACCAGAACGGTCGATGCCCTCGAGTACCATCTTCTGCGGCGTCAAATCCACCTCCCGGCCATTAGCCGCCTGCTTAAGCGCATAGGTCAAAGAGCCCAGGCCAATCTGGAAGGCGGTACCGTAATAGAATTGCGCGGTACCTTCCTGCAGGCCGCCGAGCGTCGCGCGGTTATATGACGCCGTGGCAAAAGACTTAAACTGGAATACGGTTTTCCCCAGCGGGGTACTGGCCCACAGCGGCGTATCACCGATCCCCGGCGTGATAACGGTATTGTTTACGTCTTTCAGTACCGCGGATTGCAGCAAGCCGGCGGCGTACTGGTCATCCCATTTTTCGAAATTGCCGATATGCCAACCCTGAATAACTTCGCCGTGCTTCTGAAATTCTCGCTGGATGCGTTCGGCAATCTTCTCATTGATACCGAGTTTTGCCAGGCGCTTCGCAGGGAACGCGCCGGACAGAATACCGTCGGACGTGATCATGCCATTCACCGATTTGTTCATATCGTCAAAGTGGCCCATCATGGTCAGCTTGCCGAACACATCGGTAATACGTTCCATGCCAGCTTCTGCAGCTGTCGTACGTGAAGAGCTATCGACCAAATCGCCCATCGTACGCGCACGGGTGTGCAGTATGGTTTCCAGCCCAATGGCCATTTTCTTCTGCTCCGCACGGCTGGCAAGGTAAGCAGGTGAGCGGGTGATCAGCGCGCCATATCCACGCATGGTATTGCTGAAGCCGTTAACCATCATGCCGCGCGCCAGATCCGGGATAGCGGATACCGTCATGCCGCCGAGTTTCGTTACAAAGTTGGCGCTACGCAGGAAAGCACCGGCGCGGACGAAAAATGATGATGGGTCATCCGGCATACCGTAGGTACCAACGAGGCGATCGCGGAGCGCCAGAATATCGCGCAGGTCGGCTTCACGCGCTTTCGCCAGCTTTTCCTGTTCTGCCGGGCGTAAACGCATCAGCGCGTCGTATTCATCCTGGATGGCGGCGAGCTGTGAATCCAGCGACTTGTTGCCAAAGGTGCGGGTTAATTCGATTTCTGCTGAGGCTTCGCGGATATGACGCTGCAGGACGTAGTTAGCGTCACTCTCCAGATAATCTTTCATCAGGCGATCGGGAACGCTCAACGTACGTGATTTAGTGCTGCCCGGTGCTTTCACCATAAAGACGTTGGCGAACTCCTGCGGAATTTTAGCCCCGACAATACGGTTAATCGTGGTATCGGCGGCGATTTCGGCATCTTCGCGGGACATGGTTTTTTCACCACGTGACCACCAGTCAACCAGCATATTGCGGAATTTATCGCGCTCGCTCACGATTTTCCCTACCTTGTACACGCGCGGGAAATAACTGGTCTGCCCCATCGCTTTCAGTTCGGCATCCGGCGGAAGTAAGCCCAGTTCCTGCTGTGCCGTCTTCACGCGGTTAATGACTGTGCGCATTGCCTGTGCCGCTTCCTGCACTTTCGCATTAACGTGCACGTCGCCGTTGCGCAGCGCCTCGCCAACCTGTTCACGGAAGGCTGTATAACCCAGATCGCCTCCTTCAGCTTTATACTGGGTGTATGCCTGCTTATTTGCGGTAACGACGGCCGCCTCTTCGCGGCGCCAGCCACGTACGCGCGTCTCAGCTGCTACCGGCGTTTCAATACCGCGCAGGTTGCCTTCCAGCGTGAAGTTATTCTCTGCCAGTTCCAGAGCTGTCCGGCGCGCTTCTTTTGATGGGGATTCCATCAGGCGGGTGATCGGCGTCAGATAGCTACCGGCTTTTTTAGCCAGCTTGCCGAGTGGGCCGCCAGACACTGGCGTGAGATCTTCCAGTGTAGCTTCGCGAATACGCATGGCACCGACGCTGCCACCGTTCGGTAAGGTATCCACCAGGGCGTCGGCTGCGTTGTTAATCGTTGGCGAGGCGTTCATATTATCGAGCGCCTCCGCAACTTCACGGGTGGCCGCATTCCTAACCGACGGTGTGATCATCGCACCAGCAGTGGCAAATACACCGCTGAGAAGTGCGCCTGCTGTGATATGTGCGGCGCTCTCTCTTGCTGTTCTGGTGTACTGCTCGTTATTGAGCGCAACCTCGCTAAGCGCGGTACCGGCGGCGCCAATAGCAACCTGAGAACCAATACGAACCGCCAGACTTCCCTGCGCTCCTGGGATAAACATCGATGCGACTGTGACGGGGTCGATAACCCCGGCGGCTATACTGGCTAAAGTTCCTTCAGCACCTGCTTCAGACAGCACCCGGCGGTCTTCGTTTTCATCGTCTATCTGGTTTTTAATCCAGGCGGTTTCCTCTGGCGATCGAGAATCCGCGAAAGCGGTACCCCAATGCTCATAGCCCTTTATTTCGCTTTTATCCGCATAAGGGTTATACCCCTCTACGGGTTCAAACTGCTTAGCCGGGCGGAACATTCCAGCCAAAATATTATTCTGACGAAAAGCTGCCCCCCAAACAGACGGTTGTGGTTGCTGGGGTTCCGGGTTTGTACCTTCTGGCAACGACACATCAAAACCCGTTGGTGCCTGAAGGGCATTATCCATTACGCTAGTTGGAACATCAGATTGCGGATAGATAGGCATTATTCGTTGCTCCATGAAAAGTAGTTTTTAACCCGGTTCATACGCTCATCATGCAAACGCTGATATTGCTCATCGAGCGCGCGATGCTTCGTTTTAAAGTCATATCTACTTTCACCACGAATAACTTTTTCCTGATCTTTTTGTTCTCTCTCTTGCTGCATTTTTTTATATGGTTCCCAGTCTTCCAGCGACGGTTTCCAGCGCATGGGGCGTCTGAATTTATCGTAATACGGCTGTACGCTCTCGTTACCATCTTTATCTTTCATTCGAACCATAATGGCGTAATCACCATTACGCGTGGTTAAAACATCAGGGGTAATTTCCAGTTCACCACCGATTCGGGATTCAGGTGTATTTGATGTAATTACGGGCGCTGAGCCTGATGTAATTCCCAGCTGAGTCGGGCTGGTTTCAATTTTTCCTTCACGTTCCCCGTAGGCCAGGCGCTCTTTTTCTTCTTTCCACTGCGCAGCCTGCCAACCAGACGGCCCGTAGTTATAGAGCGCTTCAGGCGCGTATTTCATAAACTGGGTGCTGCCATTTACATCGCTAAGACTCCAGGTACGGGCGATCTGGGTATTGGTCATCTTTTTGGCAACATCGGCATTACCACCCGAGTTGCGATAATTGATGTCATAAAGTGACTGGTAATCGTTACGAAAATTGACGGCGTTAAGATTCTGGTCATCTGCTGCAGGACCGCCAAAGCTGTACCATGGTTTCATGCTGCTGACTGCGGAATCCATCGCGCTGGCACGCTCTTTTTTGTATTCCTTCGTGCTCTGCGTAGAAGACAATTGCGATTTCAGGGCGTCAGTCTGGTTATAGGTCACGTTCTGCGCCTGTTTCACCGCTTCGTCTGAAGCCATACCGGAATCGGTAAGCTGTTTAACGGTCAGGTAAAAGCTTTGCATATCCTTTGGCATATCGCCCACAGAGGCAGGATCAGTTTCGTATAGCGCGTTAAATAAGGTCGATCCCTGCTTAACCACCTCGGGACTGCTGGAACGAGCGATCGCGTTCAGTTGTGATGTAACTTGCGATGGAATAATGCCCGTCTGGTTAACCTGCTGCACGATAGCGTCGTGAGTGGTGGCGTCGTTAATGCGGAAGTTAAGCGCCGATGGCGTATTGTCCGCCGCCTTCTGCATGGATTTGTTGCTCGGGTCGAGTTTCTCGCCGGAGATCAGCGCGTCGTTAAAGCGGGCGGAATCACGCTGCGCCTGAATATTGGCGTTGCTCTTCTGCACCAGCGCACTAAGTTTGCCGTACGCATCGAGTTTCAGTGCGTAATCCGGGTCGTTTGCCTGCGGCTTCACTTTCGCCAGTTCGGCCTGCTGCTCTGCGGGGGTGACGTACTGAATAGCCTGGAAGGTTCTGGCGGTATCGATCGCGATATCCAGTTGCTTTACTACCTGCTGCCCTTTCTCGCCGTACATGAACATGATGGTTTCGGCATTAGGCATCGCTTCGGGAACATCACCATTGTACAGCTGAGAAAATGTATTATTAACGATGGGCCCCATCTGCTGGCGCAGCGCCGCTCGCTGTTCTCGGATCTGCGATTCGGCGATATTGTCGATTTTGTTTACCGCTACCGGGTCGAGACCAGTTTTATTTTTGTTGTAGCGGGACAGCCAACCACGCGTTTGGGCTGGCAGCTGCTTAACGAAATCCGCCATTGAGATTTCGCCTTTGCGCGGGTCGCCGACTTTAGCGATCAGCTTATCGACGTTACCCATACCCCAGTTATATGCAGCACCGGCCAGCGCTTCAGACTGATATTTTTTACTGAGCTGCCCGGCATAATCGCGCGCCAGCTGCGCATGCTGCACAGGGTCGTCCGGGTTGTACTCTACTCCACGTTTAGCCGCCAGTTCTTTCCCGGTGTCCGGCATCAACTGAAATTCACCCTGCGCGCCCGCGGGCGATGTAACAAGGCTACCGTCTGCATTGCGGTGCTTACCACCAGACTCCACCAGGCCAACGGCGCGCATATCAAGTTCGCCGGTGCTGCTGTTGACCAGCGTAAAATCGCCATTAAGCCAGCCGGTGGGATTGGTTACTGCGTAGTTCTGCGCGCGCTGCTCCAGCGCTTTTTGATTCGCTTCGGAGACCGCACCGTCGATGCGTTCCTGCGACCAGCCGCGAGCCTGGCCATACATCTCGATCGAGTGTTTACGGGCGCTGCGTATCAGCCCCGCCTGCATCGGGTTATCGTAGGCGCTTGCCTCCTGTTCAACTGAAGAGGTCACCGTCGCGTTAAGCTGCTGGCGCTGGGCTTCCTCAGTCTGCGCCCGTTCGAAACCGCTATAGGTGCTTGTCCGGCGTACCTGCCCCGCTTTCCACTGCGCATCAAAATAGTTTAACTGGCTGGGCGGGACGCGCTTGCGCGCTTCCTCGTAATCGCCAGCGTCGGCCTTATCCATATCGGTGACCACACCGGACGATTTAAAGCCCTGACGCGTGACCGTGGCGCCAGTCTCCGGGTTTTCCCAGCGGTCATTAGATTTAGCTTCCAGATCGGTCAGAATAGCCTGCGTCGCCGCTACGTCGGCTTTATCCTGATCACGCTGCACCTGCTCTGCTACCTGCCCCGCAGCGGCGCCAAAACCGGATACTGCGTTACCCACAGCCCCCACATTGCTGACCGCGACGCGCGTAGGTTGTGCCTGCGGTGTTACATTGCCAAAATTACCCGTTGGAATTCTCACGTTTATTACTCCGCATATAATCCGTATTTGCCAGTTTTAGCCTTTTGCCAGCCGCTATACGCCGTCCCGCCAGCGCTTAAAAGCGAACTGCCGGCGCTGATGTTTCCAGCCGTCGCCGCATTCCTGCCACTGATGCGGTCGGCCTGCGCCTGCGCCTGCAGACGGTTAGACGAATTCACGCCATTAAGGATCGTCTGGTAAGCGTCCTGCTCTGCGTCTTCGGTAATGCCCGAGGTAATGCGCAGCGCGGTACCTTCGCCGGTTTCAACGCCCGACGCCGCCAGCGAAGCGTTGGCCGCTGCGGCCTGTTCACGCCCGGCTTTACGGATACGGTCGGCCTCCACCTTTGCGGCTTTCTGGCTCGCCTCTGCATCGGCTTCCGCCTGGGCGGCCTGATAGTTCGCCATTTTTTTCTGTTGCTGTCCGCTATACGCTGCGCCGCCGGCAGCCAGCACTGAGGACGCTATTACAGCGATTTCTACGCCAGTGCACATCGTTAAACCTCCATCGAATAAAGCAGGCCTGTTTGCTGCAGGCCGAGACGCGAATACAACTGGCCGGTGCGTTCTGCGTGCACGCCAGTGGTGATCCCCATGTTGATAACGGCGGCGCCGTGTTCTTTTGCCCAGTCGATAAACGCACGTGCCAGTCGCGGGCCTGCGCTGCCGCCCCGATGTTCTGGCGCGACAAATAAGCCATACTCGAAGGCCATCAACTGGCGGGAGAAAAATTGCTCGGCAATACCGCCGCCAAGCCAGCCGATAACCTGCCCGTCTTTTTCAGCGACCAGTACACAGCCAGACGGCGAATAAATCAGGCTCTGCGCCAGTTCTGCGCATTTATCGGCGTCAAACGGTGAGTTTTCCGAATAGCGGGATTCGAGATACATCAGAGTTCCCAACTCGATAAGTGCCGGGATATCTCCGGCAGTTGCGTTGCGGATCATCATTAGCCCCCGTTGCTGGTAAATGTGAAAATAATCGCCAGAAGGTGGAACGGTAGCGGCTGGCGCTGCTGAATGGTCAGGGTGTCTTCCCCGCGTTCCCAGCCCAGTTTCCCCATGTTGTGATCACCGGTGAATAACGGCGCTGGCTGATTGAGGATTTTTGGCCCGAACGTACGGAACGGAATAATTTGCCCGTTGCACTCGGCACCGGTGGTATCGAGGAAGCGCAAAGTAACTTCGCTGGTTCGCTTACGCGCGTTCTGGGTGGTGCCTTCTGTCGTGGAAACTTCCGGCGTTAACGTCTCTATGGTGGTTTCGTAATGCATTCCCGCTTCGATAAGATGCGCTTTGCGCGTAAGCGTAATTTTTCCACCCGTTACAGTTTGCTGTGGCATAACAGAACCATCAGCTACCACATCAACGATCTGCCCTTCGAGATGCGAAAAGCCAGACCATACCGCGGCACCTTCATCACTATGCCCGGTTGATGCGGCGTCGGTATTTAACGATTTATCGAACACCTCAACGTACCGGACGGTTTGCCCGTTTACTACGCGGCGCGCCAGCGCATACACCACGTCATCGGTATTCGAGGGAATACTTGCCACCGATTCAAAAGCGCCATTAGTGATTTGCCTGGACCACGCGACTACGTTCTGCTCACGGTCGATACCCATCGTTATCAGCGCGCCATCGGCTCTTACCATCCAGATCACGGAATCGGATTGCTGCTGATAAGCCATGTCCGAGACACCGCCGGCGGTGATATGTTCTGCCAGTACAGTCATATCGTTGGCCGAATAAGCGACGTAGCTATCAGGGTCATAGGCCACAGCGTAGAGCTTTCGGCCAGCGCGCTGCACGAACATGATTTCGGTACCGACACGCACCGGGCGTATGCTGTTGCAGCCGTATGGGCTCGGATTTTTTACCGATATGTTGGTGGGGGTAATAGCCGAATCATTACCTGCGGTGATCGTAAACTCCCCGCCGTACGTCAGCGCAATAAGTGTGTTCATCTGTGCCAGGTGCACAATCGGGTTCAGCTGGTCAGAGGAAAGCGTAAAGCTGATCGCGTCGTCGTCATCCGTGCCAAGCTCAAAGGAGAGATAAACGCCCGTTTCACTAAACCAGATGGTTTGCGGATAGCGAGTTGAGCCCGCCAGCACCAGGCGCTGCTGGTACAAGGTAACGGCGCCCGGGTATCCAAACTCAGGCGTCCATACCGTGTCTTCCCGTGTCCATGCTCCCGGTGATGCTGCCTGCGTGGCGCTCAGGTCAGTACGGATAGTGCCTACTGCCTTCTGCGCACTGGTCACGCTCTTGATAAGCACCAGCCCGCTGTTAATCCGGACGTACGAACCGACATCCTCAGCTACCCATCCATTACCTGTTAACGTACCGTCGCCGTTCTCTGGCGGTTCCGCATCACTCAGGGTCAGAGTGATTTCCGATCCGACAAATTCCTTAACAGAGGGTTTGCACCACTTTTGCGGCGTGTCGCGTACTTCGTCGAATGGTTCAACGATAAACGGTGCAGGCTCGAGTACCCAATTAGTTTGCCCGCGGCGCTGCAGGCGGTACGGCGGTACGCTCTGGTGAACGAGAAACATCGTATCGGCGCCCTGTACGTAGTTAACCTCAGGCAGCATGCCGACGGTGTACGGACTGGCGATCTCATATGGGGTATTGTCGCTGTTAACCAGCTGCTGACCGTTCTGGTAAAAACGCAAATAGCCATCGCCAAACTCCAGGACGTACGCCTGTGAACGGTTAAATACGTACGGAATAAGGCGCGCAGTACGATCGCCGTATTTTGCATGTGCAGCATAGCGAGTGCCCGGGCGGCGCATTACCCCGCCCTGCACCACACACAGGCCGTTTTCAATAATTTTCGCGCCGTTGGCGTAACGCTCAATATCAACACGCCCCATCAGGCGTGGGGAAATCTCTCCCGCGGTAAAATTTGTTTTTATCAGGTTAGCGCGCATCTCAGAACCTCGACTCATACGTTGGGTAGCCGCCGAGTTCTTCCGGCGGGTCTTCCTGCCCGTCAATTGCTTTTGCCTGACGAAGTAAAAATGCCGCCTCCTGCGTCAGACTGTCGCGGAGACTGGCGGAACCGGTAACCGCATAGGCCAGCTTTGCAGCCATAAATGCTTCGGCCAGATTTATCAGCGCGGAGTCCCATGTCGATTCGTCTTCATTGCGGAAGATATAACGCAGATAAATCACCTGTTGATTCGCCATCAGACGACCATTTTCAACCCGGTACGGTACATCGTCGTGAACGTCGCCAACGGACAAGATGCGAAGTACGTCACCTGGTAGGGGGAACTGGTAGCTGAAACCAAAAGCCGGTGGTGTCACGTCGGGGGATAAAACCACGCGCTTAACGGCGCAATTCCATGGGTGTTTACGCAGCAGATCGTTGCGCACTGTGGGATAGATGTTTGAGCAGAGCCGGGCGTGTTCGCTCGCTTCGTCAAAACTGTTAATGGGATGGGCGCCGAGCGCCAGCAATGCGTTTGAGCAGATTGATACACTGGAAGCCATAGCCTTACCTCAGATGAAAAAAGGCCGGGAGATATCCCCCGGCAAAGGCACCAGCGGCTTTATGCTACGAAATCGATGGCGACGACTTTGTTTTCCGCTGCGCGGCCTGCGCCATAGGACGCATCGACGGAAATCTGAATGGTGTTGTTTTTATCGCGGCGCGGGCCGATATCGACGTTGTACTCTTCGCCGGTACCGAAATGCACAGCAGATTTACACCAGGCTGCAGCGGTTTTGGTGGTGACAGCTGGATCGCCTGCGGATGCAGAATCCAGTTTTTCGTAGGCCAGCCACTTAAAGCCCAGCCAGTTACCGGACACCGCACCTTCCTGCAGCATTTTCACTGCCATAAAGTCGGCGCTGGTCAGTGTGGTATCGCTGAGGATTTGGGTCAGCATGTCGGCGTTGTAGGTGATATACAGCTCTTCACCGTTCTGCTCGTCACACTCGTTACGGCGGAACATCGCTTTGGCGGCGATTAGCTTCGCTTTGGTCATCCCAGTACCGCCGGCGACAATTTTCTGCGATGCAGGCAGCGCAACCGGAGCGTACGCGCCAGTGTCAGAGGTTTTGCGCAGAACGGTATCGAGCAGCGCACGATAGATAACATCGTCTTTTTTGCGGTTGGATGCGGCCAGCGTCAACTGCAAATACGGCCCCTGCGGGTCAGCCAGCAGTTTGCGCAGGTCACGCTTTTCCACCGGCACAAATACGCCATAGTCAGCCATCAGTGCATTACGGGTGCCGGCATCAGGCAGATCCCAGACGGTATCACCGAAACGCTCGGTGATCTGCTGCATCTCGATAGTACCCATATCGTTGATGGTGAACGACGCACCGGTGATGTTGCCGCGGTCGTAAACAGCACCTTGCAGGCGGGAATCCTTCTGCTGTGCGGCAATTTCGAAAGAATCATGGAACTGCTGGATAAACGCAGCGGTGATCATGTTCTTAGCGGTATCAAATGACATAACAATCACTCCAGAAAGTATCGCCTGCGGGTTGTCGGTATTCCCGGCCCAAATCATCACAATGCGGTTGGCGCTGGCGCATTGCGGGAAATTTCAGTTATCCGGCGTCCCCGCCGGGCTGGTTGTGGGGTGATTGTTAGCGAGATGCGCGGTCGGAATCCCGACCAAATAAAAAAGCCAGCGGGTTAGGCTGGCTTAGTGCATGAGAGATTATTTAGCAGTCGCCGTCCGGGCGGGCCACCGCTCGGCATCCCCACATGCAGGCTTCCTGCATTTTTGTGGTCGCCAACGCAGCGCTACGGTAAGCAGCAGTGCGGTCAGAGAGAACTGGATCCTGCGGTAACAAATCCAACTGAATATTTCGCAACTCGCGAATAAAATTGCGACTCAGTTCTTTTAGGCGATTCATTGCAGCGATTTCTGCATCGCTTAATTTTCTATAGCCTTTCACGGTACTGCCGTCCTGCGGTTTTGCTTCACTCATTGGTCTTTCCTCGAATTAAGCTGTTAGTTTGTCGAATGCGGCATTGACCACTTCGGCCAGTTCTTCCGCTTCGGATTTGCCAGAAATTGTGATCTGAATAAGCTCGGCCAATAATTCCGCTTTAGTTTTGAAAATGAATTCCTGTTGTTCCATGCTCAAAAGTTGTTTCTGATCGCTCACTGGTCTTTCCTCAGGTTATGTTGTCGTGACATGTCACGCTACGGTTTGATCGCCGTAACGCTTTTGGTAGTACGCTTTAACCTGTGCAGATACGCGTTCATGGTCGGCATGCTTCGGATTCATGTACGCTTCGGACTTCATCAGGTCGCGGATGGTCTGCTGCTCTGCCGGGTTGCTATCTGCGCCCGCTGGCGCGTCTTCCTGCATTTCCGCACCAATTTTCGCCAGCATGCGGATCACCATCGGGTTATTGCCGATTTCATCGATGCGGCCGCGATCGCCTTCATCAGTCAGGGAATTGAACGCGCGGAAGGCCAGTCCGATATTCTTGTTAAATTCGGCGTCAGTCTTCCAGACTTCGCGCAACTGCGTGGTAGCGGATTCAGCATCCAGTTCCGCAGCACCGTTGACCAGCGACGGGGCAATTTGCGCATACTCGCTGATGATGAAACTCATCTGGTCGTTGGTGATCCCCTTGCCGTGCGCCGATTTCATAAACGACTGCATGCGCGGGTCTGCTTTGAATTCTTCCCAGTTGAAGCCTTCGGCCTTTACCTCTGGGGCGTAGTCATCAGCAGTTTTTGGCGGCGCGTCGCCGCTGCCCATGCGTTTTTCAAGGAGAGAGTAATTCTCCGCCAGTTTGCGGGCTGAGCTTTCAATACTGAGTTTTCCGTCCTCGCCCACAACGCGGAATTTTTCAGGTATCCAGTCATTCGCGCCCGGTTCGCCCGCGCCGGTGCTGAGTAGTGAATTACCAGCAGGATTACCAGCGCCCGGATTTTCAGCACCACCGCCATTGCCACCATCATTGCCCCCTGTGCTGCCTGCTGGCGCTTCGGCGCCCTGCTCGGCGTTCATGAATAAGTATTTAATCTTCCACATCGTCGTTTACTCCATCTGCACGGTTGATTTGCATCAGAATGAAATCGAGCACGGCACGTTGTCCGGCCCGGTAACAGGTTTCGCGATCGCCCTCGGTACCGCCGGGGACGTACGCCGCGCGCCCAAATCGGCGCGTTAATTCATCCAGCACCTGCGGCCCGCCTGGCATTTCCTCGAAAATGCGCTTGTAGTCCGCCGGTGATGCTTGTTTTGTAATCATTAGCCCCCCGCTACTCGTTGTCCCAGCGCTGCGCCCACCTGCTGCCCTGCTGTGGTTGCCGCCTCGCTACCTGCCTGCATCATGAGTGCCTGCCCTGCTTGTTGCTGCTGCGCCTGCTGGCGCTGCTGGCGAAGTTGTTCGACGGCATCAGACGAGCGAATGACTTTCGCCGGTACGCCCAGCGCATCCGCTATCACGCGTGTTGCTTCGTCGGTGTCTACGAGGTCGGTAACATCGGGTGATACCTGCGCCAGATTCGCCACGTTCGCGCCAAGGCGTTCAATGGCGGTGACGTTCTCCAGCTGCTGCGCGCGGGCAAGTGGCGAGATATAGCGCACGTTGAAATTGGCGTTTTGCAGACTATCCGGCGCTGGCGGGAATACACCGGCACGATATGCCAGGCCGAAGCAGCGCTCTACCAGCGGCTGCAGGTATTCAGCCTGGAATCGACCATAGACCGGGCCGAGCAACTGGCGGATCAGCGCCACACGCACATGCACTTCAGTTGCGGTCATCGCCGGGCCGTCCTGCGGTTGCAGCTGATCGGCCATCATGATTTTGCGGATAGACGCCTGCAGGCGTTCTTCTGCGGTAAATGCCACATTGAAATCGGCGCCGGTTAGCAACGGTTTCATGCTTTCGGTGCTGTTTGCCACGATGATGCGGCGCGGGCCAACTTTGACAGTACGCGGGTTAAGCACGCCGTCGTCTTCCGCAATCCACATCCCGGCGATCGCCAGATCCTGCGCGGCCTTCTCCATGCGCTTCGTTTCGTTCAGCTCTTTGCAGTCCGGCAGCGCGTCGTATACCGGGCCGATACCGTACGGCGTGCCGGGGATTTTCATCCAGCGCGGTACGCAGCAGGGGAATTCGTGATAGCCGGATTCGCGCACAATGAGCTTGCCGCTCACTTCCACGTTGTACGATGCAAAGCGCAGGTTTTTAGCCAGGCGCGCATTCACCACGTAGTTTTCACGCGGGAAAATGCAGTGCAGGAATTCGAATTTGTCATCCGGCTTTTTGGCGGCCGCATCGCGAATCTTCTTACTGACCTTATCCGCGCCAAATTCTTTAATCGCCTGCTCTGCGGTGAGCTGGTAGCGGCGATAAATGGTGTCCACGATGCCATCGCGGCGGGTGGATGTGACGTAGCACTGCGCCAGCGGCCACTGCTGGAACGAGAATCCGCCCTCTTCGCGGTCTTCGTCGATGTACAGCGCGAACCAGCCGGCGCATACCACATCGAGGTTAGCCTCATAGCCTTCGGCGTCGAAGTTTGCAGCGTGGATGTTTTCCCATACCAGCGTTGCGCAGGTGGACAACCACGCGGCGGCATCATCCGGCAGCGATTCGCTGTCTAGGTTCAGCCACTGTGCGTTTGCTGGGGTCATGCCAGACATGAGAGCAGACGCCAGCATGCGGGCGCTGTCGGTGGCCGTGCCGTCAAGCAGCCGTGCCACCTTTGATTTCGCGCTCTGTGCGTCCAGCACCTCATCGGATAGCCCCGCGCCGCGCAGCGGATAGGTGTAGTCGTAGCATTCCCGCCAGACGCTTTCGTGCACCTGTCGGTTGGCTTTCAGCGTATCGGCACGCTTAACCAGCTTTACGGCGAGATCATCCATCGATTATGCCCCTAAGGTATTTTTCGCTGCCTGCGCGCCGGTAGACAGCAGGGAAGAACCTGTATCCGTTGCGCCTTCGGCACCGCTTGCCAGCAATGAGGAACCTTTCTTGCGCTTCTTGCGTGCCGCTGCGTCGGCGTTCGCGGCCTTCGCTGCTGCGTCGGCTGCTGCATCTGCCTCAGCCTGCGGATCCTGCTGTACGACTTTCGGTGCACTTCCACCACACATAGCAATCTCCTTAGCCTGGAACGTGCCAGCCGTGTTCGGTTAATACAGGTGCGCCGCGTACTGGCTGCGGCTTGCCCTCTTCGTTCGTCACCATTGCACCAGCGCTGCCAGTGGTAGCGTCAGTGGCTTTGCGTACGAGTGTGAGGAATTCGAGGTTGTCGGTAAGGCGCTGGCCATTGATGGAAATAAAATCCAGTTCATCAAAACGAGCGATGATTGTTGCACCCTGAGAATTGAGAGCGGCAAGGATCGCGTTACGTTCTGCAAGAGCGGTACCATCAAGCAGCTGCGCTACACGCTGTTGAATTTCTGGCGCTGAGGCTTTTCCCTCCACGGCAACCGGAACCGGCGCGGTTTCGGAATTCAGCAATTGCGATTCCTCCACTAGCGTATTTTCATCCGTCACGGTTATTTCCTGCCCCGGCGTCTCAACGATTTTTTTCGGTCGAGCCATTTTTTTCACTCCTGAATTAGTGAGTCGTCATTGTGTGTTGCCCTTCTGGTCAGTTTCCCGACCAAAAACAGGGCGGCGGAACGTCCACCACTGCCGATAAAGCACAGTTGGGAGTTTTTTACGGTCTGAGCTGGTAGCCAGACACCAGAGAGCGATCAGCGCCTCACCGTGACCGTGGCGAGGTTCTGATCCAGATTTCCAACCGAGAACGGCAGATTTCGAAACGCCAAGTTCATCGGCGATTTGCTGAGTGGTGAGGTTTTTTCTGGTCAGGTCGGTAATGACGCGGAACCAGTCTGTTCGGAAGGTGGCAACCAGCGGCATAAATCAGCCCCCTAAACGCGCGCGTGCGCGAGCATAGAGAGGGGCAAAATCGCCACCCGCCAGAATGGGAAAAGGAGCCAGACAGAATTTCATGCTTTCCCTTCGCGTTGGCCAACCACACTTTCTAGATTTATCTGCTGCTCTTAGAGACGGAATTAAATTCTGCATAAACGTAATTCCCCCACTTCAGCGGTTACCTGATCGAGTAATTCAGATTCGGTACCGTAGTTTTCTTCCCATGTTTTTTGCCCTGCGTGGATAGCTACGCCATGTCCGCCGGTTCTATGGTGTGGCGGGCAAAGCGGGAGTGTTTTTTTATGGTCGGCGCGCTGGGCGATGCCCTGCCCTTTGCGGATATGGTGAACTTCTGCAGGTGTGGCGCCGTATCCAAGATTTCTGCATACGACGCAACCCAATGATGCAACGTCTTCCAGCCAGCGTTTATCGTCTTTGGTCATGGCGATATTTCTCACGCGGCATAGCTGAATAATTGTGAAGCGGCGTTTTCTGCTGCCTGCTGTGTTGGGAAGGTGCGGAATAAAATAAAATTCCAGAGGACGTCTAATACGGATTTATACAGCTGGGAAAATTCTACATCGTCCATTTTTGCGAACGATATGGATTTTGGTTCTTTGCGGGTAGTGCCATCAGGCATCTGGTATTCGGTATAAAAACCAGCTTCGATGGTTACCCAGGAACGGAATGCTTCAAACGATTTTACCGCGCTGATATTCCCGGCGCGTTTTTCTGCTTCATCGCGGAGATACTGATCCGCCAGTTCCTGCAAAGTGTCGGCATGCCCGGCATAGTGGGCCACCAGCTGCACATAGCCGTGTACCAGCTTTTTATCGGCTGGCGATATTGCACCGCCGGACGGTTGCCAGTAATCAAAGCCCAGATTCAGGAGGGCGAAAAATTTACGGTGGAATGCCGGGTTTCTTGCCTGCTTAAAATCCGCATACAAAATACCGCCCATGCGGACTTTTTTTTCTAAAAAATCGCGCGCGTCAGGCGTCGCCGGAATTAATACATTTCCTGGTGCTTTTATAAAAGAATACTGCGCCATTGGTTCCCCTTTAGCGCAGCAATTGCTCAGAAATACAGTGTGTTGGGTGTTCAGGCCAACGAGTTAATTATAGCACAGTCCCGTCTGGTTTTATAATGGTGTAACCAGACAATTTAGCTAATTCAAACAACGCGTTAAGTGTTGCGACATGTTCATCCGGATGCACATCGCGGAGCTTTCTGGCCTTACCGCTTTTGCACCTTATCAGGACGTCGCCATCATCGGGGAGAAGGACTCCTGCATCGTTCTTATCAACCACAACTCCTAACCCCCCCAACAATAATGCTGTATAAATTTACAGTATATATACTCCCATCCGTTACTAATCGCAAACCTTTAAAGGCACAAAACGTTAAAATTCTCAGTTAACTGATTGTTTATCTGTCTGTATTAAAAGGATAACTGCCATTTCTGGCGGTCTCCACGCGTCTGATATGGTTGAACGTCACACAGTCAACTTCGTTCCTTGTCACCCATAAATAAACTCATATTTCCTATGATGGATTAGTGATTTTAAGGTACTTTGCCAATTCATACAGCTACCCCGTACGGCGCAATTCCTGTGATTTTGTACAGAATCCTAATTAAATAATCACATCAACATAAAATATCCTGTGCACAGTACAAAAGATAACAATAAAAATAACACATGAAGGGGAATTCCCATCATGTGTTTAAATTTACAAGAATTAATAAATGTTAAAATATAATTAAAGGCGTTGCGTTATTTTTTTATTCTGCTTATCTCTTCACTTAACGATTTAATTTTTCCTTCCAACTCAAAATCAGAACTAGTCATTTCAGAAACCATAGCTTTAGCTTCATCTGAAATATTAGCATTCTCAGCCTGCTTTAATAAAACAGTCGCATTATCCTTGAGATATTTTACTTTATATTTCTTATTAAAAAACATCATAAAATGATGACACAAACAAATTCGCAACTCATCAATCCAACGGGAAAAATACCCAGTTAATATAACTGTAATTATTAATAATTGGTAATATACCTGTTCAGAAAGAACCCCTATTAATTGGGACTTATATTTGAAAGAGAAAACAAAAAAAACTAATGCACTTAAAATTAGTTGAATAATTATACGCGGAGCATCATTTGCTTTCATCGCCCTGCCCCTCACTTAATCTAGAAGCCTCAGCTTTAATATCATAAAAACAGCTATAATTCTCCAGCATCATCCCAAGAATTACCACCTTCAAATTAGATATAAATAATTTCCTGGAAAGATCATCATCATACTTCAATGTATTCATTTTGTCTGAGAATATATTTCTACATATGAACGCCCCACCCTCATCAGAGAAGTGCACATAAGTAGTTTTAGCTGGTGACAAAGATGTCATATTAACTAACTCAGCGAGTTTTTCACCAGCAACCTTACTGTCAATAGATTCTGGAGATTTAAAAGAGTTCATGACAACTATTTTATTTGATGAGACTCTATCACCCTCATATGTATTAACGATAGTATGAACACCTTGATATTTGAAAGTAACACCTTTATTATTAACATCAATATCAGAAACATCATCAAAAGTTGAAATTGCTTCTTCTAACTCATCTATTTTTATCATAACAAAACCTAGTATTAATAATGCCCTTAAACAATAGTATTTAAACTAATGCCACATGAAACAACTGCGTATATTTTTAACATATCGCCAGCCCAAAAGTCTATAGATACCAGAGATAGCGAAATGAACATGAGTAAAGACGAATACAGTTCTACTGTTTAGTTTTTGCACAACCTATAAACACTTAAGTTTAACTTTAATTGCTACTTCATTAACCAAAAATTTAATCGTTCTCTAAAAAACTCCCGGTAGCTTTCCGGCGTCGCTGCAATCTGCTCTACGATGGCCTGTCGAGTAACTTTCTTCTCGAATAGCTGGCGTATGAGTGCTGAGGCGCGCATGTCGTAATGCTCTTTGAGCTGGTACTCCTGCGGCCATTTGGCGCGATTGAGCGGTAAGCCGGGCGGCAGGTAATCTGATTGCCCGGCCATGCCTTACACCCTCTTGTTTTTCGCTGACTCGACGTAATAACGGGGATCCACGCTATTAAGCGTGAAATGAACTACTGGCGTATCGTCATGGCGAGTGATGCCGACATAGTTCGACATGAACATGCTGAATACACGATCCTGAATTTCTTTAATCGTTACCTGGCATTTTGGATAGTGTTTCTGCAGCTGGCCGAGAATGGTCTGATAAGAAAGGGTTTTACCTTTCATCACAGCGACCAGTTGCTGCGCGGTAACTTTCCCGGCACCCGGTTGATCGTCGCTGGCAAGCAGCGGGCGAACGCTGTCGAGTACCAGGCGATGACGGCCAGCACCGCCGACACGCTGACCGGTTTTTTTGTCGAAATGCTCATTAGTACCGGCAGACCATACGGTGACACCTTCACTCAGGCGCACGGTTTTTTCGCCTTTGGAATAAATCACGGTGCCGAGATGGGTTTTACGGCGACGGCCTGAAACTGCTGGCAGAGGCGCTTCGCGTTTGATTGGCTTTTGCGGAGTAATCCCCGGCACTGGTTCTGGTCGCGGTGCGGCAATAAATACAGAACGACTACGCGCACGGGCGCCGGCGTTCATGCGCCATAAAATAACGGGAAGCCAGTTGCAGCCATCATCCGGATTAACTGGTTTTGGGTAATTTAAATTCGTGGTCATTGATCTTTCCTCGGTTATATCGCGCTGGTCAGGCGCGGTTAAAATGGATCTGTGTTGTATTTCTCTGCGTATTTACGCGGTTGTTTTCGTGGTTTTTCTGCCTCCAGTTGAATACGGGTTTTCTCTTTGCCGACATGCTGATCGACGTGAAGAAAATGGCCGTTTTTAAACTCCTGGTAGATAACCGCGCCGGCGGCACTGAATCGGCTTTTCCCCAGGATGATTTCGGCGATGCCCGCTGCCGGGCTTTCCGGGTTGTAGACTTCATCGCGGTACAGAAACATGATGCTGTCGGCATCCTGTTCAATTGAACCGGAGTCGCGGAGGTCTGACATAACCGGGCGTCGCTGGCCTGCCGGGCGGGAATCCACCGCGCGCGAAAGCTGGCTTAGTGCAAACGTCGGCGTATGCAGACGCATAGCCATAGTTTTAAGGTTTCGGGAAATGTGGGCGATCGCCAGATCGTTACGCTCTGCCTTAGGCTTTTTAATCAGGCCGAGGTAATCGACAACGATCATCGCCAGATGCGGATAACGGCGTTTATGCGTCTCGGCAACGGCGCGGATTTGCTCAATCGTCAGATCGGTAGCGTCAACAATCCAGATATCGCGCCCGTTCATGGTCTCCATGGCCGCTGTAAAGCGCGCCCAGTCCTCGTCCTGCATATCGAGGGGATTGCGCAGGCGTGACACCGACATGTTGCCAGAGCCTGCCAGAGAGCGTTCTACGATTTGCGCAGCGGCCATTTCCATACTGAATATCAGCGCCCCGCCGCCGGCAGCGGTAACACCATCGACAATCTTCAACGCGAATTCGGTTTTACCCATGCCCGGGCGACCAGCGACAACAATCAAATCCTGCAGATTAATGCCACCGGTGGCATCATCCAGTTCGTCGATACCAGTCTTCAGGTTTCGGGTGCCGGCTTCGCCGTCCATGCGTTTCTGTACCGTTTCCATGTAGGTTGGCAGCAAATCGCTGATGTGAACCGGCTGTACGTCGCCAGTATCGCCGGTCATGTCCAGCAGCTGCGCCACTGCACTTTCGACAACCTGATCGCGCTGCTCCTGATTATTGGCCTGGCGGATACCGTCAGCGCCCTGCTGCAGTAATTCAGCCATACGGCGACTGCGCCACGCCTTAACCATTTTCCCGGCGTAACCCTTCAGGTTCGGTACCGTGGCAGGCATGCGCGTAATTTCTGATAAATCAGCCAGGCTGCTACCGCCCAGCGCTTCACTGACAAACAACATGTCGATCAGACCGTTCGCCAGCGCCTGTTTTTTAATTTCAGAGTACGCGCGACGGTGAAACCCAATGCTGAAAGATTCTTCAGGCGTAGAGGCGATCACGTCGAATGCGTCCGGGCTTGCGCCGCCGTTCAGCAGTCCGGCCAGCACACAAGCTTCCAGTTCCTGCGGAGTCATAGCGAACCTTCCCGGGTTTTACGTAACGTTTCAGGTTTCATCAGGTAGTCAAAGCTGGCGCGCCATCCTCCGCCGAGGCCGAAATAAAAATCTGACGCATCAGCACGGAATTTTTCGAAGTAGCCCAGGAATGCGCCTGTAGTTTTGTTTTTCATGTGGGCGGCCAGTCTGGTAATCATCCGGCGGCGATCGTCGTCCAGTTCAGCCGCTGGCAACGTATCAGCAAAAATTTCGTTGTAACCGCTCATGACGGCTTCCGGGTCAATATCGGTTTCGGTCACCGCCCATGCTTCAGCGTCAGCGACATAACCATCAAAGCGATTTACCCGGCAGATGTTTGCGGGCTTCGGCAGACTTTCGCCGCGGCGGCGCCATGTAGCGAGCACCCAGCGGATCACCAGTTGGATTTCTGCCAGGGTATACCCGTCCCGGGTAGTGGTCGGCGTCAGCATCATCACAAACGGCTTAAGGTCACGGCAGCGGGTACCGGTTTTTTCGTTGTAAAACTCAAGCGCTTTTTGAGCATCAGAAAAAATACGCTCGCCGTTTTCCCCCGTTTGGGGGTTAGGGGGATCTTTAGGTTCTATGACTGGTTCAAAAGAGTGACTGGTTCTGGTGCCGCCACACGGCATAGGGGGTATGCTTTCTGGCGGCATACCTGTGCTTTCTGACGGCATAGGGGCTATGCTTTTTGGCGGCATAGGGTTATCAAGTTTCATACAGTACAGATTCGACGCGTTACCCTTCCCGTTTTTTACGCCAGGGCGGTTTTCTTTCACCAGGAGGCCCATAGAAATCAACGCATCGATGTGATCGCGCACTGCGCTTTTGCTGCACTCGCAGTGATCCGCAATATGTTTGTAAGACGGCCAGCATTCGCCGTAATCATTGGCATTATCGGCCAGTTTGATCAGCACCAGTTTTCTAATCGGATTACCGGTCTTGATAGCCATAGCTTTGGCCATAAGCGTCATACTCATAATCAGATCCCCAGCATATCAGCCAGCTGGCGGCAGGCGTTTTCGTATTCTTTTGGCGTGAGGTTCTCTTCCCGCAGCTCGGCTTTGCGCAGTTCGTAGAGTTCCCATTTTTTGGCAGTGAGACGTTCTTCGAAAATCTCCTGCACGTCACACATGAAGGCAGGCTCACCATTCAGGCGGAAGCCGTTCCGCCAGGTGATACGGTCTGTAGTTGTCTGCATGTTGGTCTTTCCTCGGTACAGGTTAAACGCTGGTCAGGCGCTGTGTTTCTCGCATCGCTTGCAATGCCTTCGCTACTTGCTGCGGGCCGTCTCTGGCCTCGAGCAATAACGCGATAATGGCCGCTGCAAATTCGCGTATGGCCACGCAGATCAAATACTGAGTGGACATGTCCAGGCGCGCGTAGCGTTCTGCCGGCAGTGCCGCTTCCATCGCTTTAGCCAGCATCTGGGTTTTAGTTCTGGCCGCTTTCGTCTCACCACGCAGCCAGCGAAAAATCTGTTGGCGGTTGTTGTTGATTGCCCGCCAGTCTGCATTTCCGTCTGCATCTTCAATCTGGTGCAGCTTCAGCACGCCGGTGTTACCACCGAGACGAAACCACATACGGCTTATCTCGATAGCAACCAGCTCCTGCCCGCTTTCCGCTGCCCAGCTGAATATCTCTCGTTTCAGTTCCTCGAGGTTCTCCACTTCGCGTCTCCTGTCGCTGAAAATTGATTAAGCGTAATCAGATTTAGATCACACAGATTGTTAAGCTGCATCCTGTTCTGGTAGTCCATCGGTTGGCTTCCGATAAATGCTTGGGAGCAGATCGTGGGGAGTTACCTGGTAATTGGTTGCTGCTGACCATACCAATGCTGATGCAGCAGACAGAAAGCATTCCCCAGCAGCGATTCGGCTTACATAGCCTTGAGTTTTCCCAACCAGTACGGCGAACTCATGCTGACGAACACCAGATGTTTTTAAGTAGTCTTTCAGTTTCATCATTAAGGCCTCTGTGATTGAACATTATGAATATTAATAACGTTAATATTTTTCGTCAATACCAATGACCTTAGAGTTTGATTAATTTTGCGAATAACATGCCTCCATGAGAAAGAAAACCATTGACGCCGTTGAACGCGAAGCAGCTAAACGCCTTCGTGAAATCTGGAACGAAAAAAAAGTAACTTTACGTCTGACTCAGGAGAAGGCAGCGGAGGTGCTTGGCTTCAGCACGCAGGCGTCAGTAAGCCATTACTTAAATGGCACTACGCCACTAAATACCGATGCCACTTTAAAATTCGCCTCACTTCTTGGAGTGAAACCAGAAGAGATTCGGCCTGATCTGGCTGAAATGATGAATTACGTTAGAAAGTCAGGTGAGTATCTAGAAGATCGATCAGGACCAGGCTGGAAGCTACTTAGCCCAGAACATGCAGAACTCATTGATTTGTATGAAAGACTTCCACAGAGCGAAAAAGAACGGCATTTATCTGATTTAAAAGAGAAAGTGGAAGGTTTTGATCGTTTATTTAGAGAGTTACTAGCCACACGAAAGCAATAACGCCTCCCCTCAAGTGACAACGATCCCAGCTTCGCGCTGGGATTTTTTTTGTCTAAATTTATCAACGGCATACAAAAAATATTGTCGTTATTAATATTTTAATGTTGACCAATAATATTATCATTATTAATATTCATCACATCAACGACGCACTAACCACGCGGCAGTTGTTCAGAAACAGTTCTGACAGTCCGGAAAGACGGGCAAGAATTCTTCGGGTCGCCGACAGTACGATGACATGCGGGAAAGACCGCAACGAATGCGAATTGCTGTGTGTAGTCTTGGCCCCGGCGCCCGGGGCATTTTTTTCACACGTAACGAGGAAAGACCAATGGGACTGACCATCCTGACAGCCGGGAAAGACCGGCAACCTTCAGGCGTAAAAAAGCCCACCGGAGTGGGCTGATTTACCCCAGCGGAGACCAATCCGCCAGGAGTGCTACAGGGGACCAACCCTGTAGCGAGGAAAGACCAACGACAGAGTCGCCGATCGGCTCTGAGTATACATCACCAAGGAGTCGCTATGGAAGCGCTTACCATCCCCGTAACTATCTACGTTATGGCAACAACCAATCCATATCTACCAACGTCTTATCACTCATTCACCTGTGACATGTCACAGAAATATCCTGATTCATACGTGCTTGTTACTACCAAAACGGTAGAGATTGCCATTCCTGCTTTAGAGCCTATCGATATTATCGGGATGCAGGTTAATGCCCTTCGCGCGAAGAAAGAGCAAATATCTGCTGATGCCAACAAACAGTTAAGCGTTATTGAAGACCAGATCCAGCAGCTGCTGTGCATCGACCACTCTCCGATTGAAGAAAGCGACGTACCGTTTTAATTAACTGGCGCTTGACCTGCGCCTGCAACCAAGAGGAAAGACCAATGACCATCTACAACGGCTTATTCGAGCCAAAAAAATCGGCTATCAAAGACTGCGGCGCCGTGCAGCTGGCGATCGCCGTCGAAGCACCAAACAAGAAAGTCGCCGAAAGCATTATCACCGGCAAACTCTGGGAATCTTACCCGGCGAACGGTGACAACTATTTTAAACCGAAGCTGTGGGAACACGAAGAAGGACAGCCGCTGCCGACCGTTGGCCAGTTCGACGAGCTATTCGCCCAGCAACATACTTTCGACGGTGAAAAATGGGTTTCCATTGCCGCGAACGGCACCGCCGGTGAGGAATCAAATTTACCCGCTGACGATGATGTTATCGATTTAATGACCGTTTCCCCAGGTGAACGCTTTGCAGCCGTTCTGCTGTTTAGCACCGCTCAGATTGACGGCCATCTCTATTCTCAGGTTGTGGATTATCTGGATAACCTGAATAACCGTGATACCGAACTGGAAGAAGAAGATCGTTTTAACCTTAACGTTCTGTGTGCTCTGCACAATAACGAACCAGTTAAGCACATGCATGTTGAAGGGCTGAATAATCTTATTCAGGGCATTTTCTCCCATTTTGAAAACCAGACTCCGGGCAAAGCGGCTATTTCTCAATTTGTAAAACGCTGGCTTGAGAATCCCGGTAAACGTGAAGAAATGGTACCAGGCCAAAATTCCTCACTCGGCGCCGCCAGCACTGATACCAACGTAAAAATCGCGCCAAAACGTGGTTATAAACATACCTATGCAACACTGGATCAGGAGATCGCTGTCGCCCTACTCCCTATTTCTCCCGACGCGCCAGTATTATCAGGCAACCTTCGCGATGCTGAGAAAATCATTGCAGACGAGCGCGAAGATTTTAAACGTTGGTCAATGGCGCTTCGCACCACGGAGCACATTCTCAAATATGACCGAGACAGTATTTTTGGCGTAGTGCAGAGCGTACCGGCAAAAGATACCTACCATTTCCCTGACAGCCTACGCCGCCACATTGATTCATGGCTCGAAGCAAATGGCCGCTTTGAAGAAACAGAGACAGGATCCGTTAAACAACCAGAGGCAACGCAAAATACCGCCTCAAACGTGGTCGAAAAAGCGGAAGTACCACAGCCGGTGGTAACCGATACCCAGGCCAAACAGGCGCGTGAGACGCTCAACGATATGGGCTATGGCGTATATGCCTCTGGTGATGCAGAACAGCCAGTAGAGAAGTTAAGCACTAAAGCGGAAACAATAGCTGATAACGCCGAGGTGCTGGCAAAGCAAATTATTCATGCTGAAAGACTGCCTGACGCTGAAGAAGTAATGAAGTCTGCCGGCGCGCAGAGTATCGGACAGGATAATTTAGAACTGTGGAAACGTGTATTCAAAACTGATGAACGGTTTACTAAAGCCTTTACGCAGAACGGCGGCGGTACCTCGATCAACGGTACCTATTTAACCATGCTTGCCACTCGCGAGTTTGGGCCAAAGGGGATCGGTTGGGGTGTGGACATCCTCGAGGAACGTTTCGATATCGGCGCCCCCATTACACGCCAGGTGAAAGGGAAAGATAACAATGCGTCATGGGAGTTAGTGCTCGACGGGAATGGAAATACCGTCAACGAGCAGCATCACGTCGTTACCGTGCGACTCTGGTACATCCTGAATGGTGTGCGCGGCGAGGAAACGGCCTACGGTTGCACGCCATACATTTACGGCAGTAAGTACGGTATTACCTGCGATGGTGAGGCAACAAAAAAATCGCTGACTGATGCAACCAAAAAGGCTTTATCTGGCCTCGGCTTCAGTGGCGATATCTTCATGGGCCTTTACGACAATCTGGAATACCGCCAGAAAAACAAGGCAGAGTTTGATCTGAAGAATGCCAGCGAAACCGCAGAGGACGCTGCACGTCTTCGCCAGGAGTTTGACGACAAACTTAGCCGTGTTGCTAACACCCTGGCACATGGCGTGACAGTGAACGAAATAAACGGCGTGTTCTCCCCTATCGCACGTGAAATCGATGTTCACATTAAGGCCGCACAGGCCAACGGTGACGCGCAACATGAACGCTATCTGTCTGGCCGCCTGCGCCGACTCATAACGATTAAAGACGGACGCATCAAAGAACTGAATAAAGCCGAGGAGAAAGCATAATGACTTCCACAACTGCAATTGCTATCGCTGCTGATATGTCTAAACTCCAGGCGCTTCTGGAAAACGAAGACGGTTCTGGTCTGTCAGCTGAAATGATCGCCGATACAATGGAGGGGCTCGAGCTGCAGCTCGGCGACAAACTGGACGCGGTATTCGTCCACGTTCGCAACCTTGAAGGTCTGGCGAAAACCTGCGACGAAGAAGCCAAACGCCTGGCCGCCCGTAAAAAGTCTTTCGAAGGTAAGATCACCAACCTGAAGAAATATGTTCTCCAGTGCCTTATGGCCGCCGGACAGGATACCGTAAAAACGGCAAAAAACACCTTCACCGCCCGTAAAGGTGCAATCAACGTGGTTATCGATAACGTTGATTTACTCCCGGATGAATTGGTGACCGTTCAGACAGTAGTTGCGCCTGACAAAAAGGCAATCAAAGAGGCTATCGAGTCAGCAGAAGCGGCCGCGGCTCAGATTACCGCAGATGGTGGGGAAGTCCCGGAAGAACTCTTAAACCCGGTTCCGGGCGCCCATATTGAAATCGGCGAACGTTCACTGCAGGTACGCTGATATGCTGAGACTATCCCTGAAGAAAGGTGATGCGGTTCATGTCGTTTTACCAGATGGAACCAACGCAATTATCGAAGCGCGGGCCCGTTGCGAACTCGGTATGCACTTCCCCCGCAATATCAAGATAACGCGTGAAGATGGTGCATTCCGACCGAAACAAAACCTGATTAAGCGTAATCAGAAATAACCCATCACTACCGATAGCATTGTGGTCAACCAATAAACCGGAGATCACAATGCTACGTTGGCAACCAGGTGTAGTTTTACTTTCAGAATTCGATATCAAAATTGGCAGGCTATCAGCCAGCGTTAGAAAGAGGACTCTGACCCAGTCCGATATCCAGCGCGCTTGCGATGCAGCAGACAACGCTATAGCCGGCATGCTGAGGAAAGACCATGAGACACGATCACGACATCATCACCAGAGAGGAAATGATCGAGCTGACGGGGACGCCACTTAAATCAAAACAATGTGAGGCGCTGCGCCGGGCCGGCATCTTCTTTATGGAAAGAGCAGATGGCCACCCTAAAACCACATGGGGCCACTTCCTGAACCCGATCAAGTACCGCGGCCAGAAGGAAGATATAACGCACGAAAATGACGAACCTGATTTTGGAGCTATATTCGATGGCCGGAAAGCGAAAGAATCCTGCCGATAGCTGGATGCCCCCGCGAGTATACCGGGGCAAGGCTGCATTTGAATTCCGTACGAAAGACAACAAAGGGATCCGCCTGTGTGGGTTAAATGAGCCACAATCCGCTGTATGGCTGGCATATGAAAAAGCTGTAGGTGAAGTGACAGAAAGAAAAACGTTCCAGGCGCTCACAGAGCAGTTTATGGCGTCTCCAGACTGGCAGGATTTAGTGGCAGAAACCAGAAAAGACTATACGAAATACGCAGGAAAAGTATTGCCAGTATTCGGGAAAGTTAACCCTGATAAAATTAAACCAGAACACATCCGGCGATATATGGATCAACGTGGTATTGCCAGTAAAACGCAGGCCAACCGGGAAAAGAGTTTTCTTTCACGGGTATTCCGCTGGGGTTACGAGCGGGGTTACGTCCAGCACAATCCCTGCCAGGGCGTTAAGAAGTTCAAAGAGACAGCCCGAGAGCGTTACATCACCGACGAAGAATATAAAGCGGTTTACGATGTTGCTCCGGACGTAGTGCGCGCCACCATGGAAATAGCTTATTTGTGTCTGGCCAGACAAAGCGATGTGCTGGCTTTAACTGAAGAACAGATACAGGAAACCGGGATATTTATCCGCCAGGGGAAAACAGGCGTGAAGCAAATTAAGGCATGGTCGCCACGCCTACGCGCTGCCATCGCCCTCGCCCGTTCCCTGCCGTTAAAGCCGGGTATCCGTAGCCTGTTCGTCATTCACCAGACCAGCGGCAGTAAATACACTCGCGACGGTTTTAATTCACGCTGGCGCGAAGCCAAAATTGCAGCACAGGAGAAGTACCCGCACCTGCAGATAGATTTCACATTTCACGATCTGAAGGCTAAAGGTGTCTCTGATCTGGAAGGAAGCCTCGAAGAGAAGCAGGCAATTTCTGGTCATAAGAATTCGAGACAAACGGCAATTTATGACAGGAAAACTAAAATTGTGCCGGTTGTTGGTGGTCAGAAGAAATGA